AGGACTACTACCGAGCAGGGCAAAGAAAAATGGGAAGCAAAAAAGATCCTAAAGTTGGAACAGGAAAAAAACCGAAAGGTTCTGGTAGACGTTTATACACGGATGAAAACCCTAAAGACACAGTTAGTATTAAGTTTGCTACTCCGGCAGATGCAAGAGCCACCGTGGCTAAAGTAAAAAAAATTAAAAAACCTTTTGCAAGAAAAATCCAAATCTTGACAGTAGGGGAGCAAAGAGCCAAAGTTATGGGTAAAACACAAGTAGCAAGCATATTTAAAAAAGGTAAAGAGCAAATAAGGAAAGCGAGGCAAGCATGAAATCAGCAGTTAGAACTGGACCCAAACCATCTAAACTCAATGTTACTTATTTTAAAAAAGGTGGTGCAGCTAAAAGCAAAGGCAGCAAGATTTGTCCAGAAGGCAAAGCTTGGGCTAAACGTACTTTTGATACATATCCAAGTGCTTACGCTAATCTTGCAGCATCTAAATATTGTAAAGACCCTAACTATGCCAAGGGTGCAAAAGGTGGGAAAAGAAAGGGTAAATAATGGGTGCTCTTAAAGATTGGCTAAAACAAGATTGGGTTCGCATAGGAACTGATGGTAAAATCAAGGGAAAATGTGGGACATCAAAGGATAAAAAAAATCCCGATCGTTGTTTACCGAGAGCAAAAGCAAATAGTTTAACACAGGCACAGCGAGCCTCTACTGCTAGAAAAAAGAAAAAAGCAGGGTCAAAGGGTAAAACTGTGGTTGGTAACACACCTGCTGCTAAAGTTAAAAAAATGAGTAGTGGAGGTCGTGTACCTGAGACAAAAGCTAAACGTCCGTATAATGGTAAAACAGGACCAAGGACAGTTGTAGCAAGAGGTTGTGGCGTTGTCATGGCAAATAGAAGAAAGAAAACTAAAGGATCTGTTAGCACTTAAAAGGAGAGAAAAATGGCTATGAAGAAAAAAGGTTTTGCAAAAAAAATGAGTAAAGGTGGTTCAGTCGTTAGAGGGGCTACTAAAATGAAAAAAGGCGGTGCTGTTAAAAAAATGATGGCTGGGGGTGCAGCTGGCATGAAGAAAAAAGGCTTTGCTAAAATGAAAGGCGGCGGAGCAGCTGGCATGAAGAAAAAAGGTTATGCTAAAGGCGGCGCTGTTAAGAAGATGATGGGCGGCGGAATGGCTGGCATGAAGAAGAAGGGCTTTGCAAAAGGCGGCGCTATTAAAAAAATGAAGCGAGGCGGTAGAGCCTAATTCATGCCTTATTTACAAAGCAATATTCCGCACTTCAAGTGTTGGGTGCGAAGAGAGTATACCCATAATCACGAACAATATCACGGTGATTACTTACATGCGATGGCAGTTGCGGTTACCACTGTTCCAGACAGATGTTTAAGTTTTCAGATGATTTTTACAGGGTGTGAGTCTGATTTTGACGACAGCCCAAATGTTCATGGTGGAGCTATGTGGGCTAGGATGCCAATTACAGCACTCGTTGCAGACACTCCACTAGACAAATGGCCGGAGCCTATGCCGGTGCATTTGGTGCAACCTTGGGATTGTAGCTCACACCATCACTCAGTAATAAAGTTTGACAGAACAAGCTCTAGTCCTTGGAAATGTAAGATAGACGGCAAGTTTTATACAGGGAAGTATTTGTTTACTGTGGATTATACAGAATCTGATATAGCCGATGATCCTGCCCAACATAAACAAAGTCATGTAATCGAACTAACAGACGCTGGTAAATGGACTGGAAATATAGTAGCATTACCTAATAACAGGGTTCGTGCAACTAGTCCTGCTTTGTGGGAAACTGGTGAAGGTGCTCCTGATTTTAAGCCTAGTCAGTGGATGCACAACGCAGAATGTGATAACAGTTATATGGATCCAAGTGTAACATTTGATAATTTGTATAAGGATTAGACATGGCAACCTCAAGCTCTACTAATTTTGAATTAGATGTCGCGGACTACATAGAAGAAGCCTTTGAAAGATGTGGTTTAGAAGTTAGAACTGGTTATGATATTAGAACTGCAAAAAGATCTATGAACTTGATGTTAGCTGAGTGGGCCAACAGAGGTTTAAATCAATGGACAATAGAGCAAAGAACACAAACTGTGACGGCCGATGATAAGGATTATTCTTTAGGCACGGACGTTATTGATATTCTATCGGCTGTAGTAAGAAGAAGCGGAACTGATTTTAGTTTAAGTAGAATTAGTAGAGATAGTTATTTAGCCATACCAAACAAATCCTCTACTGGTAGACCTACGCAGTTTTTTTTAGATAGACAAATAACACCAAACTTAAAAATATGGCCTGCACCAGAAAATAGCACAGATGTGATCGTTTATGACGCTTTAACAAGAATACAGGACGCAGACACAGCTGTTAACACACTAGAAGTGCCTTTCAGATTTTACCCCTGTCTAACAGCCGGATTAGCTTATTATTTGTCTATGAAGAAAAATCCACAATTAACACAAATGCTTAAAGCTATCTATGAAGAAGAGTTCGAAAGAGCTATGGGTGAAGATAGAGATAGATCAAGTTTTACAGTTACTCCTGAGTATCAGTATTTTAGGAGTAATTAATGGGTAGATTTGCTTCAGGTAAAAATTCATATGGTATTTCAGACCGGTCTGGTATGCGTTATAGATTAAGAGAAATGAAGCTTGAATGGAATGGATCTTTAGTAGGTCCTGATGAGTTTGAAAGAAAACATCCACAACTAGGACCCTTTAATGTTCCTACTGATGGTCAAGCTGTAAGAAACGCAAGACCAGATAGTCCTACAGTCCCTGTCGAATTTTTAGTTTTTACAACAAATCCAATCGATAAGCCTACATATGCAGATAGCCATATACCAAAAAAACTTGAAAGTTTTAAGGTTACAGGTAGTATTGGTGCAGTAACGGTGAGCGTAACATGAGTTTTACATTAGCAACACTTAAAACAGCAATTAAAGATTATCTTGAAAATCAAGAGACAACTTTTACTAATAACTTAGATAATTTTATAAAATCAGCAGAAGAACGTATTTTAAAAAGTGTTGATCTTGAGTTTTTCAGAAAAAATGTAACAGGCGCTATGACATCAAGCAATAAATTTTTAGCTGTTCCTTCAGACTATTTAGCTTCTTTCAGTTTATCAATAGAGGTGTCTAGCTCAAAAGTTTTTTTGCTTCAAAAAGATGTTAATTATATACAAGAGTTTACACCTAATGAATCTACAACAGGTCAACCTAGATTTTACGCACTATTTGACGTAAATAATTTTATCATAGCGCCAACACCTGATGCAAATTATACGGTTGAATTACACTATTACTATAGACCAGCCAGCTTAACAGCTGCCGGTGATTCAGGCACAACATGGTTGAGCACTAACGCACCAAACGCGATGTTGTTTGGTAGTTTGGTTGAGGGGTATACTTTTATGAAAGGCGAGCCGGACGTTTTGCAAAATTATAATGAAAAATTTATTGAAGCTTTGTCTAGAATTAAAGATTATGGTGAAGCTCGTGAAAACAGTGATGCCTACAGAAGAGGTTTACCAGAAAGACCAAGAACATGACCGAAATAGCTATAGTAGGGTTAGGTTCTAGTTATGCTGATTTTATTTCTGCAAGAGTAAATTCACATAAATTTGATGAGGTCTGGGGTATTAACTCAATAGGTGGTATTATTCATGTGGATAGAACAATAATGATGGACCCGGTGTCTAGGTTTTTAGATACAAAAAATGCAGGCACCCAAACAGGTATATCCAGAGAGTTCTTAAAAAATAATAAAAAACCTATATTTACATGTGAAATGGATAAAAGAGTAAAACATTTAGTTAAATATCCGTTAGAAGAAGTGGTTAATTATACTGGACTTTGTTACTTTAATAATACTGTTGCTTATGCGATTGCTTTAGCAATTTATGAAAAAGTAGAAAAAATCAACTTGTATGGCATAGATTATAGTTATATGCACAATTTACATATGGCAGAGGCAGGCAGAGCTTGTGCTGAATTTTGGTTAGCTACTGCGATACATAAAGGTATTAAAATAGAGGTTGCACATA